GACTCGCGCCCGCTTGCGCGGTTGATACCGGCGCCGAGCAAGGTTGCGGGTCTGAGACTCTAGTTTAATCTTGTGCTAAAATGTGGATGAGCCGGCGAGGTGAGACTCCCGGCCCGTGACCAACCTGCAGGAACAGGCCGATGGCTAAAAGTGTATTGGTGCACTTAACGCCTTCGGATCTGCTAAAGATCCGGGATTCAGTTGCTTATGACCCAACAGCACCAAACGGGCTTCGATGGCGCGTGAAGCGCATGGGCCGCAGGGCAAGTGGGCCCGGCAAATGCTTTTGGATTGACCAAGCGCATTATCAGGCGGCTCACGTTGTAATGATTTTGAATGATCAATGGTCCGGCGATGGGGATTTAATCGTAACAAGGATTGATAAGTCTGGTCCGTGGGGTGTTATTGAAAACCTAAGATGGGCGCCAAGATCGGAGGCTTTGATTGAAGGCAGGGGTCACAAACGGCAACAGCTTTTGCAAAAAGTGTTTGGCGATGCCATTCCCAGTTTGGGCGACAACCTTAGGCTTTCAAGTTTGTGCAAGCGGGGCCACCGATGGAACGGCCATCTCGTCAGCTTTCAGTTTAGATAAGGAAGCGCATGGAGGTGCCTGGATTGCCTAAAGGAAAGGGCTGCAAATGCCAGCGCATCAGCGATTGCTGCGAGGCGGGCTCAGGCTCGATCGTGGCTGCGTTACGCGATTACCCCGGACCTTCGGCTTTATCACCGGGAGAAGTCTAAGCGCCGCAAAGCGCAGGCTCAAGGGCAGACTCCTGTGCAAGTCACAGTGGCAGCGCTGCGCTAGCGGTTCAATGAGTTTGGCAACTGCTGCGCCTATTGCGGTGCCGCCGGTGACATGGAAATTGAGCACGTGAAACCAATCAATAGCGGCGGCCCGCACGACATCGGGAACATTGTGCCGGCCTGCTCGACGTGCAACACCAGTAAAAAAGAGAAGGAGATGGAATCCTGGTATCGCTCGCAGCCGTTCTTCAGCGAGATCCGCCTCCACCGGATCCGCCGGGTGATCCGCCCACCTGGGGGCCAGCAGCTGGCACTAGCGCTGGCCTGACAGGTTCAGCCTCCCAGCTTGCAACCGATTGCAACCGCCGTTTAGTGTGGTTGCAATGCCCAGTCCGATCAACAGCACCAAGGGCGCCGAGCTGATTGAGGCTGCGGTGGCCCCAAGGCGGTGCAGCCGCCAGAACTTGGAGAAGCTCTGCGACCGTGGAGCCCTCCAGGGGAGCCCGTGCGTCCTGCAGGCCAAGCCGCTACGAGTGGATGCCGACTTGCTGGTGAGTGAGTACCTGGCGCGGGTGGGGCAGAGCCAGAGCGAAGCGCAGCAGCCGACCGCCAGGCGCGAGGCGCAGCCAGCTCCCGCGGCCAAGCCGCCACCCCCGCGCCGCCAGTCGTCCGATCCAGCCGAGCCACCCCCGCCCGGCGAGGTACCGAACTTCAACGACGAGCGGGCCCTCCACGAACGGGAGAAGCGGCTGATCGCTGCGATGGATCGCATGGAAAAGGCCAGACTGCTACTACCTCGCGAGGAAGTGGACCTGGCATGGGGCAACGCAGTTAACATCACCCGCACCCGCCTCCTGGGCGTTCCCAGCACGGCAAAGCAACGCATCCCTCATCTGGAGATTGAGGAGGTGGAGTTGCTGACCACGCTGATCCGCGAAGCCCTCGACGAGTTGGCGGCCGGTGAGGTGAAGGCGTGATCACTGCCGACGTGGGCGAGCTGACCCGGCAGATATTGGCTGGCTTCAAACCACCGCCACGGCTGCGGCTCAGCGAATACGCCGATGAGTTCGCGGTGATGACTGGCAACGCTGCCGAGAAAGGCAGGTGGAACACGCTGCCGTACCAGCGCCAGATCCTGGATTCTTTCACGGATCCGACCGTGGAGACGGTAGCGATAATGAAGTCTGCCCGTGTGGGCTGGACAAAAATACTCGGCGTAGTGGTTCAGTACTACAGCCACCAAGATCCCTGCCCGGTGATGATCGTGCAGCCGGTTAAAGAAGACGCGGAAGGCTATAGCAAAGAAGAGATCAAGCCGCTATTTGAAGATACGCCGGCACTGCGCGGCCTTATCTCAGAAAGCAAAGCCCGCAACACGGCAAGCAACACGATCCTGTTGAAGCAGCTGAGCAACGGCGGATTGATTGACATCGTAAACGCAGCATCTGGCCGAAGCTTCCGGCGCAAGTCGCGAAAGGTAGTACTGTTTGACGAAGTTGATGCTTACCCAAAACTTGATGAAGGCGACCCAATCAAGCTAGGCCGCAACCGGGCGGACTATTACTGGGATCGCAAGATCGGGCTAGGCGGCACACCTATCTTTGAGGGGGGCAAAACAGAAGAATGGTTTCTGCGCGGCGATCAACGCTATTACTTTGTGCCTTGCCCATTTTGTAAAGCCATGCAGGCAATGCGCTGGGAGCAGATGATACGCGAAGGCGAGCATGTCGGCCATTACCAATGTGAGAACTGCGCAAAACCTATCCCCCACAGCAAAAAGCGATGGATGGTTGAGCGCGGCGAATGGCGCCCCACGGCGATCAGCCAGCAGCCAGGGCTTGTGAGCTTTTATATCTGGGCTGGCTACAGCTACAGCCCAGCGGCCGACTGGAACGTGCTGGTGCGTGAGCACGACGAGGCGCTAGACGCCATGCGCAAAGGCGATCCTGATGCGATGCAAACTTTCCATAACACGGTGCTAGGCAAGCCGTGGAAAGACAGCATCAGCGGCAAGCTCACCGGCGACGAACTTGGGAAGCGAAGGGCCGACACTGCGGCAGGCAATGGCTACGAGATCACCCAGGTAGCCGACAGGACCATGGGTCCAATTCCCGACGGGGTGCTGCTGCTTACTGCGGGGGTTGATCGCCAGGGCGGCGACGGGTCGATAGATGAGCGGTTGGTGGTGACGATCTGGGGGTGGGGAAGAGGTGAGGAAGGTTGGCATCTGGGCCATTTCGATATTGAAGGCGACCCGGAGCGTCTTGAGACACTGGATCAACTGGATGCAGTGGCTGCTACCAAATGGCGCAGACAGGACGGAGCGGAGATGAAGCTGGGCAAAGGTGGGATTGATGACGGCGGCAGCCCGTCGTATCAGATGCGCCGATGGTGCATTGCTCGAAACGGGTTGTGGGTGCCGATGAAGGGAACCGGCTTTGCAGGGAAGCCTCTGATTGGCAAGGGTGCTCCCGTTGATATTGATCGAAAAAACAAGGGCGTCAGCGGCGCCAAGGCGCGGGGCGTGCTTGCCTATGAACTGGGATACGGCGCGAGCATCAAGCACCTGCAAGCCAGGCTTAGGGTCAAAAACCCAGGGCCCGGTTATTTGCACCTTGGCGCCGCCAGCAGTGAGCAATTCCTGGCCCAGCTTTTCCCCTGGCGGCGGGTTCCAAAGCGAGACAAGGGCCAAACCACGTACAGCTGGGACCTCCCCCCAGGCTCCCACGACGAAGGCGGCGACTGCACCCGAATGGCCTACGCGGCGCTGCTGCTGGTGGCCCGCCGCTATGCACAGGGCCGGATGTGGGACCAGCTGGAGGCGCAGCTCACAAGGCCAGCCGCACCCAAACGCCAGCAGCGGCCGACCGCGCCAACGCAACCAGGTGGTTTCGTTTCGACATGGTAGGCAGCACCCCGTAAGATGAGGCCATGACAGTCCCCGCGACAATCCGCGCCGGCGACACGGTGACTTGGGTGGAGCCGGCTGCGCTTGACCTTGAAGGCAACGCCGCCACTTCAGTGGCCTGGGCATTTACGACCTTCCTGCGGTTCAACGCCGCCAGCGAAGGCGCCTCGGTGACCGGCACGGCTCGCGCCGATGGCGGCTGGAGCATGGCGATCAGTGCCACCACATCCGCCGCTTTCAATGCCGGCATTTGGGACTGGCAAAGCCGGATCGCCAGCGGCGCCACGGTGATCACCGTGGGATCTGGCAGCGTTCAAGTGCTGCCAAGCTTGAGCTATGCGGGTAGCCCGGCCGCGTTTGATGGCCGCAGTGAGGCTCAAGTGGAGCTCGACGAGGTGCGCGCCGCGATCCGCAAAATTATCAACAAAAGGGCCAAGATTATCGTTATTGGGATTAGGCGATATGAAGCCGCCGACCTAGGCCAGCTAATGCAGCGTGAATCGCAGCTAAAGGCAATCGTGGCCCGCGAGAAAGCTGCCGAGAAGGTGGCCGCCGGCCTGGGTGATCCGCGCTCCCTGTATGTGAGGTTTGGGCGATGAGCAAGGGCAAGCGGCACAAGCGGCAGGCCCCGAGCACCCCACGTCGCGGACGGCGCGCCTACGAAGGCGCCTTGGTGTCGCGTCTGACGGCTGACTGGGTGACCAGTTCCACAAGCGCCGACGCGGAGATTGACGGCAGCCTAGTGCGGCTGCGCAATCGCTCTCGGCAGTTGCTCAGGGACAACGACTATGTGAAGGCAGCACGCCGGGCGATCGTCGCCAACGTAATCGGCCGCGGCATTCGGATGCAGTCGCGGGTGCCGATGATGCGCGGTGCCGGACAATTGGACAAGCCAACTTGCGACCGGATTGAAGCCTGGTGGCGCCGCTACTGCCGCAAGGAGCACATTCACGTTGCCGGCAAGTTGTCGTTTGCTCGCATTCTGCGGCAGGCCATGGCTGCCGTTCCTGAATCGGGCGATGCGTTTATCCGCTTAGTCCCCGAGGAATTTGGCAACAGCGGGACACCATTGGGGCTGGAGATTCTTGAGGCCGATCTTTGCGACGAAATGCACACCGTTGGCCCCGATGCTAACGGCAATGAGTGGCGCATGGGCAAGCAGGTCAATCGCTGGGGCCGGCCGATTGCCTACCGCTTTCGCACTCGCCACCCTGGCGATGTGTCGGGCGCTGTCGGTTACGGTACTACTGATGTGCCAGCTGAGCAGATCATTCACCTGGTCGACCCTGGGTTTGATACGCGACCCGGCCAGACCAGGGGGGTTCCATGGTTTGCCAGCAGCATCAAACGGATGCACCATGTCGCTGGTTTTGAGGAGGCCGAGGTGGTCGGCAAGCGCGCAAGATCCAGCCTGATGGGCTTCATCCAAAGCAAAGAAGGCGAGCTTGAAGGCGATGGCGTGCAGGATGGCGATCGGGTAACCAACTTTGAACCAGGCGTTTTTAAGCATTTGGCGTTCGGCGAGGAGGTCGTGGTGCCTCAGCTGGGCAACGCCGATACCGAATATGAGGCCTTCCTGCGGCCCATGCTGCGTTCGCTGGCCGCCGGATCTGGGGTGCCGTATCCCACGATCAGCGCGGACTACAGCCAGTCCAACTACAGCAGCAGCCGACTTGAGCGGCTTGAGGTGCTGGAGCTCTGGCGCAGCCTGCAGGACTGGATCATTGAAGACGTGTGCCAGGTGGTGTTTGAGCGTGCGATGGCTGCTGCCGTTGGCGCTGGCACCCTGCAGCTGCCGGGCTACGACCTGGCGCCGGAGCGCTATGAGGCGGTGAAGTGGTTCCCGCGTGGCTGGGAGTTCGTGGATCCACAGAAAGAAGCAGACGCCAACGAGAAGCTGGTGCGTAACGGGTTCAAGCTTCAGGCGCAGGTGGTCGCCGAGTCGTCGGGCGGCGGTGACCTGGAGGATTTGTTGGTGGCCCGCGCAGCCGAGGTGAACCGAGCCGAGGAGCTTGGCCTGCAGTTCACGTCAAACCCCGCCGACGACCAGCAAGGCGGGTCTCCGGACGCCAAGCCGGAGGCAGGCAACGAGCCAAAGGATCCCAGTGAGCCAGACCCTGAAGGCGACCCTGGTGATGACCTTCAAGAGGGCTCGGAGGAAGCTGCAACATGACCAACGAAATCAGACTTGCTATCCTGAGCGCAGAAAGCGCCGCGCCAATGGAACAACGCGACCTCAGCAAGCCGCTTTACCGCAATGCGGTGGCGGCGAACTGGCGCCGTGCAGACGACGATCCTGATGTAGTCGAGTTCAGCTTTTCCTCAGAGGAGCCAGTTGAGCGCTACTTCGGGATAGAGGTTCTGAGCCATGAGCCCGGCGCGATGAACATGGCCCGCCTTAATTCAGGGGCGGCACCATGGCTCTGGAACCACAATCCCGATGTGGTTCTTGGCGGAGTCGAGAAGGCTTGGCAGGGCGGTGACGGGCGCGGCATGGTCCGCACCCGTTGGAGCCCCAACACCAAGGTGGAAGGCTCTAACGAATGGAAGGTCAGGCAGAACTGGGACGCGGGCATCATCCGCAACGTCTCATTTATGTACTCCATTGATGCGCCGCTTGATCTCAAGTCACGCGAAGGGGTGGCGCTGGTCACAGCGTTCACCCCAATGGAGGTCTCAGCCGTTTCCATCCCAGCCGACGCCACCGTCGGCCAAGGCCGAGCGATCGGCGACACAGCGGCCCTGGCCGCAGACTCAACCCAACCCCCGAATCAACCCGTGGAAACCACCATCAATCTCGACGAGGTGCGGGCGCAGGCTGCGGCCGAGGAGCGCTCCCGCGTCGCCACCATCACCGCTCTATGTCGTGAGCACAAATCCGACGACCTGGCCCAAGGCCTGATTGAAAGCGGGGCCACCGAAGCCGACGCCATGCGGCAGGTACTTAGCGCCATTGGCAAGCGGACGATTCAGTCCGCCACGCCCAAGGCCGCTGCGGCCCAGCCGATTGCAGGCGCATCAGCCGACATCGGCTTGAGCGACAAGGAGGTCCGCGAATTTAGCTTCCTGAAGTGCATGCGGGCCCAGTTGTTCCCCAACGAACGCTTATTCCAGGAGGAGGCCGCTTTCGAGCGCGAGGTTAGCAACACCGTTGCGCAGAGAATGGGCCTCCAGCCCAAAGGCATGCTGATCGCGAACGATGTGCTTAGTCGGGGCCTGACTGCTGGCACCGCTTCCTCCGCCGGCGACTTGATTTTCACCGATGCTCGCCCCGGGTCGTTCATCGAGCTGCTGCGTAAGCGCAACTTTCTGACTGGCCTTGGCGTGACCATCCTGTCTGGCCTGACTGGGCCCGTAGGCATCTCCAAGCAGACCGGCGCCAGCCAGGTTTACTGGAAGGGCGAAGGCGTACCTGCTGCTGAATCTGAGCCCAGCGTGGGCCAGGTCACAATGACGCTCAAGGAGATGAGCGCGTGGACCCGCTTCTCTCGCTCGCTGATGCTGCAAAGCTCCATCGACGTGGAGACGTTTGTCCGAAACGACATCGTGACCGTGATGGCCCTTGAACAGGCCAGAGTCGCCCTTTATGGCTTGGGATCCTCTTCTCAGCCCGAAGGGCTCAAGATGTTAACCGACATCAACACCAAGGACTTTGCCGCGAGCCAGCCCACTTACGCCGAGCTGGTGGACATGGAGACATTGGTCGCCGCCGATGATGCCGACATTGGCGTTATGGGTTACGTCACCAACGCCACCATCTACGGAGGCTTTAAGACTACTGAAAAAGCGGCCAACACCGCTCAGTTCGTTC